TTGTATATTCTTATTCTAATAATAATAATAATAATAATGATAATAATAAAGGAGAACTTATATGAAGTTCAAAGGTAGAGAATATACCGAAGTAAAAGATAGACTTATCGCATTCGCAGATGAGTTTCCACAAGCCACAATACAAACAGAATTATTACAAGTAAGTCAAATTATTGACTCACCAACAGGTGAAACGTGTAATGAATATGTTGTAAAAGCTACAATATCACCAAGTCCTGTACAAGAACCAGAATGGTTTTATGTAGGTCATGCGGCTGAACGTGATAATACAGGATTTGTTAATAAAACTTCAGCATTGGAAAACGGAGAGACAAGTGCTGTTGGTCGTGCCTTAGCATTCGCAGGCTTTGGTGGTGATTTTGCAATCGCTAGTAAAGAAGAAGTAGATAATGCTAAAGCAAAACAAAAGCAAATAAATCCTACTATAAAAACATTAGAAGCAATGGACAAGCTAGCTAATTCAGGAATACTATCAGATGAAGACTTATTACGTTATAAACAAAAACGTGGTGCAGGATTCTTTGATACTAAACTAAAAGTCCAACAAAGTACCGAATACTTTGAAACATTAACTAATAATAAAGGAGCTAAATAATGGCTATAACAGGAACTAAAAAAGAACAAAGTGGTGGAATGAGAAATTATTTCGTCAATGAATGCACAATCGTAGAGGCTGAACAAATTGATTCTCAGTACAATGATTGTTCTATCAAGATTAAAATGGAAGATAAAAAGAATGGTTACAATTACACTTGTTTTGTAAATCAAAACTTTGATAAAGACTTATCAGGTGTTGTAACAGGTCTTAAATTTCCAGAAGACTTAAATACATTATTTCTTGCAACAGGAAAAGATATAAATGTATCTGATATTGGTGAAGTAAATATCGGTGAAGTAGTAGGAAGCGAAGTTGCTTGTATTAATTATGCCTCAACAGGTAAATACAAGAGAGCTACGTGGGGAGTACTTTCATCTTTGAGTAATACTGATAAACTAGAAGAGAAATTTAAAGCTCAACTAGCTAAAGGATACCCAAAGAACTTTCAATCACCACAAGAAACATTAGTAGAAGAAACCTTTGGTGGTAGAGCTGCTGATAGTGATGTGCCCTTTTAATGTCAGTTTCAGGAATTTTAATTAACTGGATAAAGAGTACAGCAAATTCTAAAGAACCTTGGTTTTATACCTATGATTTAGAATCTGCAGTACCAGTATACGGTAAAGTAAAACATCGAAAACTACATACTGCAAGTACTTATTCTAGAGGATTTAGAAAGTTACGTGAAGGTAACGCTTTAGAGTTAGCTGGACTAAGACTTGTTGAATTTAAAGAAAATGATAAGAGGGTTAAAGGATGGAAAGTAGAGAAGCTATAGTCGAAATTATTCGTGGTAGCGTATCTAATAGAAATCAAGTAGGGACCATTGAGGAATATAACACCATAGTTAGAGATAATGCTTGGGGTGGAGAAATGTATAAAAGTTATTATGCGTTTGATGAAACTCTTAAGGATTATGTAGAGCTAAAGAAAAGTGTTAAGGGATTTGATGGTCTAACCTACATTGACAAAATAATATTAGATATTGATAAGGGGAATATTCCTGATGAACAGTTTCAACCTTATCTATTTGAATGCCTAAAAGAAATAGAAGATTTAGGTATCGATAAATCACACGTCAATATATGGTTTAGTGGAACTGGATATCACGTAGAACTATTAAATGTATTTGGATTTCAACCAAGTAGGATATTACATGAAAAAGTAAAACTTACTATGAAAGAACATCTATCATTTGCAGATAGTATATTTGATAAAACACGTATTATCAGAGCACCTTGGAGTTTGAATAAAAAGACAGGATTATACAAAGTCTTTGTTCCTTATGATTTAATATGGAATTTAAAATATTCAGATGTTTGCAAAATGGCTGTTTCATACGAAGCATACAAACATTGGAAAGAAGATGGATGGTATGATTCACTAAATAAAGATATAGACGTAGAACCATATTTAAATAATCTTATTATTTCAACATCAGAAGCAGTAATTAACTCTAACTATAGACAAAAAGATACTACATCAGTAGTAACTTGTATGCAACACGTATTTAACGAAGGACCTACTAAAGGTTCACGTAATATGAAGTTGATGCGTATGGCTAGTAGTTATAAAAGAGCTGGTATTCCTTATGTAGTAGCCTTAAACGGTATGTTACAATGGGGTAGTGGTACTTTAGATGATGAAGAAATAATAAGAAGTACAAGTAATATATATGATGGAAACTATCAGTATGGATGTCAAGATGTAATTATGGCAGAATATTGTGACCCAAAATGTATACACTTCAAGCGTAAAGATTATACACTTGAAATAAGAGATGTACACGAATTACAAGATGCTTTCAAAGAATATATTCAAAATGATATGACTAAGATGAGTATAAATCTAGGTGATATATGGAATACCCAAGATTATGTTATCAAACCAGGAGAACTAGTAGTTTTCTCAGGTGATACAGGTATGGGTAAATCAGCATTTGTTCAAAACATAGTAGCTAAAGTAGATAAACAGACAATATTTCTATCTTTAGAGATGCACGAACACTTAACATTTAGAAGATTCATTCAAATTGCAGCTGGAAAAACTGAACAATGGGTTTATGACCAATTTAAAGCAGACCCAGAGATTTCATTTGAAGATAAGTTAGGACATATAAAGTTAATGACAGTAGCACCAGAGATAGAAGCAATTAAAAAAGTTGTTTCTCTTCACGAACCTCAAATATTAGTAGTAGATACTACAGATGAGGTACACGTTGATAGGTTTGATGGTGAAATTCAAAGACAGAATATGGTAATTGGAGCATTAAAAGAGATAGCACAAAAACACAGTATAATTGTGTTTGCAGTGCACCACGTAAACAAAGTATCAGCTGCAGGAAATACAATATCACTACATTCGTTAAAGGGTAGTACCAATATTGTACAGAAAGCAGATAAGGTATTAATGGTTAAGGGTAAACGTGATGAAAGAGCAAGAATCATTTGTAGTGAGAAATCACGAGATGAAGGTCGCTTTGAAATGACGTGTGCCTTTGAGTATGAAACAATGACTTTTAAACAAGTCGGTTAGGAGTTTAAAATGACTCATCCAAATAAAATACGTGGCAATAACCTTGAAAGAGAATGTGTAAATATCGCTAAAGCAGAAGGGCTCTCCGCACAGAGAGCCTATGCTTCTAATGGTCTAGCACTAGGAAAATCTGAACAGGTTGATTGCTTGGTAGAAGGATATGCAATCCAGGCTAAGATGAAGAAGAAGATTGCACAATGGTTATATCCAAAACATCACGCAGATGATGTAGATATCGTAGTAACACGTATGGATAGAAAAGAAGCGTTAGCAGTAATACCATATAAAGAATGGATAAGATTAATAAAGATAGAAAAGGAGATGAAAGATGGCAAGGGCTAATCTTACAGCAAAAGAAATAACAGAGTTAATGAAATCAATTTCACAAATTATCTCAATCAAAGTAATGCTTAAAAACTTAAACGTTGGTAAGCTAATAAAAGTACTTGAGAAGTTTGAAAATCCAATGGAATCTAATGAGTCAGATAAGATACTAAGAGGATTGGAAGATAGGCTTGATTTAGCAGATAGTAGAGTAGCACATATTAATATGCATGGTGGAGCAAGTCAAAACTGTGAGGTATGTGATGACTAAATTCAATAAGGAAGAATTATTGATAATGAGGTCAGCGTTGCTTAATTTCAAGAAAGCACCCTGGGTATCTGAAGGAGAACATAAGATTATTAAAAATATGTTAGAAAAGATACACGATATGTTTAATTAGATAAATAAATTATTCCCCTTCATACAATGCGGTATTAGGAACCGAGTCATTAAATTGACATCTTGGCTAATAAAGGTTATCGTTAGTTCATGAGGCAAATAATAAAGCTTCGTATTGCTGATTTGGTTGGCGTCAAATTAGATAACGAAGGGGAATATAAATAATAAGGAGAATAGTATGTCAAAAACTATACAAGAAATACTTAATTACAGAGAAGAATACAAAAAACTAAATACTCATAAGTATAAAGAATCAATAACAACAGACAAAATACATAAAATAGATTGGGTGATTCATAAAAGAGATGCGCATTTATTTTTTGAAAATGAAGTTTGGAAGTATTTATACGAACAAGCTTATTGGGCAGGAGTTACAGATATAGCTAAAATTCATAATATAGATTTAGATAGTATAATGGATGAAAGTAGAAAAGAGATGAGAAAGGAGTCAAATTGAAACCACTAAGAGATGAAATAATAGTAAAAAAGAAGATTATGGAAGTTGAAACAGAATCAGGTATTTTACTACCCGATGCAGTACCACCTAAACAAACAACTGGTATTATAATAGCAGTAGGAAAAGATGCAAAAGAAGTGAAACCTTTTGATAATGTTTTGTTTGGAGAACACGCATACACTGAAATATCAATAGAAAAAGACGATGTCTTGTTTATGTCAGAGTCTAATATATTGGCAATTCTTTAATGTATACCAAATGGTGTTATGAAGAAAAGAAGAAAAAAATGGAAAATAAGATATTAGAAGAAGGTGCAATACCTAAAATACTGCAAGAAGTATACTATAAGTGTAAATCTGATGGTAGCAAAACAGTTAATATTGAATTAACATTAAAAACCTTCAAAGATAAGCTAAAATCTATAAAATAGAAAAAAGAGAGTGTTAGGATAGCCTTCTAAGGCGTTATAATTATTTATTGGATATAACTATCGACTAAATTTAGAACGTTTCGTATAAGATGAATTAGAAGGCTAAACAGGGCTCTATTGGGACTCTAACTCTGCAGCTGCATTATTTTCTCTTAATTCTGCCAATATTTCATCCATACTCTGAGATTCAAAATAATCCCTTGAATAAGCGTGAATTTTATGTAATGGTAACCCAGTTAAGAAATCTGGAGCCATTGCTGGAGACTTCACAGACCTCAACATATCTTTACTTAACCTACCAAATGGAAAATAAGTAGCAAATTGATAATTCCATAGTCTATCGTAATTACCATTAATAATAGCAGTTAAAGGAGCCAATACAAATCTACTAACTGGTGGTGTAGCAATAGACAATGGTGCTAATGCAGGATGAGGATATTGACTAAAGAAAGCTCTATCACGCATTTGTTCATCACCAAATATTAGTTCAGCAGTATCTTGCATCCAAGACATAGGTGGAGATAAAGCATATTCAAATATAGATGCTGCAAATATATTAGCCATAGCTAAAGCAAAAACATCTGCTGTAAATTGATTTTGAGCTCGTTTGGTATTTAATCCACCAGCCCATTGTTCTTGTTTAGCACCTTTATATATTTTTAATCTTCTTCCAATACTGTTCCAGGCGTATGGTTGAAAACGTGTCATTATTCTACCTAAGTTAGTATTAGAAAAATTAGGCCTTCTTGTTGCGTGATATATAAACTGAGAAGCTTGTACAGATTTACGAGCAAGGTTCATTACAATAGGGTCATTAAAAGCTAAGTCTTTTGTAATTTTAGGACCAAGTATATCTCTGGTATTAATAATAGAAGCTAAAGTAGTAGTAACTCTTAATTTCATTTCAGATTGTTTCATAAAGTATGAACCTAAATCAGTAATACCATCTACAATACCAAGTTCTTTTATAGCTTCTAATCTTGTTCTAGAGTGTAAAGCGTCTGCTTCTTTTTTAGGCATCTCTAAATAATTTTGTCCTTTTTCATTTTTATAACTTAAAATATCATTAACCATAATATCTTTAATACGTTTTCTATCTATAGCACTTTTTTTCTGAGATAGATATCCTTCTGTAACTAATCCATCTTCTAATATACCTTCTTTAAATATCCAATTAACAGCGTCATTGTAACTTTTAAAATAATTTTTTACTGTTTCTCCTTTTGAATTTACAGTTTCATAGTAAGAGCCTTTTGTAAATAAGTTATTCATTAACCACTTTTCACTGTTAGCTTTCCTGAAAGCACTCCAACCTTCATCTACGATAGTGTTCGAGAAACCACCATAAAAATTAGTAATAGCTGATTTAGGGTGAGATAACAATGATACCATTTCAAATTTACCTTCAAATTCTGACCAAGCTTTTGCTTTTCTAACTAAATAATATTCTCTAGCTGTACCACTTTTAGGTGCTTGCTTTATAATATTACCACCGAAAAAGTCGTCAATTCTTTGCAATCCACTTACAACTGATTCATCACTATATAAACCATAAATACTTCCAAACCTTCCAATTTTATTTACATTACTTGGTTTTAAAATATCTTCCATATTTTCTTTTCTAATTTTTAAAACTAAATCTCTTCTATTATTTTTTATTACTTCTACGTCAAGATTTGAACCATCTGAGTTAGAACCTGGATTATTTTCTGGCTTAAGAGGTTCTTCTATTTCTACTTTAGCTTTTTGTAATTTAGTCAATCCATATTGAGATTCTATTTTATTGAAGAAACGTATTTCTGTTTGAGTTAATCTTCTTCCTAAATTACCTTCTAGTTTCTTTCTATCAAAATTAACATCTACATATGCTCTTAAAATTGAAGCTTCTTGAGCTTTAATACCATGATTAGAAAAGTTTCTTAATGTAGGGAAACCATTGTTATTACTAAATACATCTAGAATATAAGATTTCCAATTAACAGCTAACTCTTTTTCTTCTGGTTTAGTACCAAATGGATTCTTAGCAACAAATTCATCTGCTATTAATTTTAATTTAATATTTTGTACGTGTCTTAGGTGGTTAGAATAAGTTGCACTTAAGTATCTTTGTGTAGCATCAAAAGATGTATCCCACTCTGGTAATTGATTTTCACTTCTAGATTTTGTAATATTTCTATTAGAGTTATCTACATCAAATTCTGTTCTGCTACTTAATAGTCTTAAGCTGCTTTGTTCTCCCATTGCTAATTCCATATCTACTCCAGAAGCATTTTCTTTATCAAATTGTTCTCTTATTTTTTGTTCTTGAAGTTTCATAGCTAATTCTTTTCCTATTCCACCATTTTTATATTCAAACCAAATATCAGAACTAAAGTACTTAGGAACAAGGTCACCATTTTTATTTGTCATTTGTTTTATTTTTGTATCCACTATTTCTATCATAGCTTTTCTATTAGCTTCTCTAAGAGCTTTAAAGTTATAAGCTCCAGTGTGTTCAACGTAACTATCAACTTCTCCTGTTTCCATATTAACAAATCTACCTAAACCTACCCTAGTATCTACGTCATATAATTTTAATATTCTTTCGTGTAATTCTTTTATAGTTACTTTACCACTTTTAGTTTCATAAACTTTATTCATTTGTTTTTTAGTAAGAGTTTTATTGAAATTTACATCAGGAAAATGTTCTTGTAATAAGTCTTTAACTACTAAATGGTGTTCTAGGAATCTAGCATCTGCTATAGACATCATGTTATCTAAAATATTTTTAACATTTCCAGTACCTTTATTTTTTATTCCTCTATATAAAGTATGGATTTTGTTTGTATCACTTATAATACCATTAACATCAAAAAATGTTTGTTTCAATACTTGGTTTTCTAATTTAATAACATTCTCTACGTTTCTATCTACAGTATTTTTATCTATAAAATCTTCAGGTTTAATAACATATTCGTCTAATTTAAATCCTGCATCTTTTAATTTCTTTCTTAACATAGGACCTTTACTAACAATAACATCATTATAAACTTTTGTTAACATAGAAGTATAGGCTGTATTCAATAATTTTACTACTTGTTCTGCATTAACTTCTAATGATGTACCTTCTTTAGCAGTATCTTTTATAAAGAACACATCTTTATTATTTACCATATCTTGAATAATTTTATTATACTTAATTGCTTTTAATTTAATATTCTTTTTTTCTTTAGGAGGTAGTCGTTTATACATAGGTGACTGTCCATCTTTATATTCTCTATTATACTTCATAGCTTTAGTAAAAATATCAAAGTTAGGTCCTAGAATATTACCATCTTCTCGTGTTATAAAATCAATATTTTGTGCAACTAATTCATCTTTAACCCAATGTCTAAAAGAATTATCCATTTCATGAAAAGCAAATTGTATTTCAGTACCATATGCTAATGTAGTTGTAGGAATCATACCAGTTTTAAAAGTTATATTTCCATGTTTATCTTCTACAATATTTTCTACTCTAGTAAAAGTCTTATCTTTTTCAAATTCAGTAGCACCAGCTAGATATTCTTCAGAAAGTTCTTGACTTAAAGTGTGGTCTTGCCATTGAGGTGAACGTTTCACATCTGAGTTATATAAAAACTTTTTTAACCACCCTGGTGTTGTATGATTTCTTAAATAATCTGTAAATCTTATTAAGTCATTCACATCAATTTCTTCAAAGGGTTTTGATTTTATACTACCAGTTAACGCAACTTTAGACCAAGACTCAAATAAAGCTGGTATAGTATCTTTCATACCTGGTCTACTTGTCATTAAATCATGAAAATCTAACAATGCAATTTGACCTCGTTCAGTTAAGTTGGGGTCATTTTGTTTGCTTAGTAAAACATCTTCTATATTAAAGTCTTTAATTTTTTTATATTTTGCGTGTTTTATTTCTGCTTTTACAGTAGGACTACCATCTTCTTTTGTAAGAGCTTCTATCTCTTTTTCTACTTGTATTATAGCTGAGTCTTCTTTTTGTTTAGGAGCTTCATCTGCTTTAATCTCTTTAGTCTTAAGAATAAAAGCATCTAACTCTGCGTGAAAAGCTATTTGACTTGACCTATTAATAGCAGGATTAGAGAAAAATATATTAGCTTTTCCTATTACATCATTTATTAAACTAGCACGTTTTTTATATAAATATTCTAACTCTACAGAATCACTTCCCATTTTAGATACTTCTTCTATTTTCTCATTAGTCATTTCTAATCTAGCTAAATTAGTATCTAAGCTATCTTTCGATATAACTTTTCCTTTTTTATTTTTGTATGTACCTATTTTTAATTTACCTACTTCACCAACACTCATAGAATCTCTATTTACTTTAGGTATAGAATTTGCTAATAAAGCAAAGTCATAAAATTCTTCAAGTTGCTGCTTAAATTCTTTTGATAATCTTTGATTTTTCAATCCAAAAGATTCTATTATATTAGCTATACCTTCTTTTTGCCTGGTAATAAATTTAAATAGATTAATAGGATTAGCAACATCACCATTGTTTTTTGTATCTAAGTTAGCTTTTTTAAGGTTAAAATAACTTTGTCTGTTCATTTGTTTTAGTTCAAAAGTTCTATTAGTTATTTCTCTTAGCATTTCTATTGCTTTTCTACCATTCATACCTGGAATCTTAGATAAAATTTCAAGTAAAGCTTCTCCTCTTTTTATCATTAATCCAATACCAATGACTTCATTTACACGTTGTTCTAATAATTCAGGATTTTTTTGTAATAATTTTCTTTCATTTTGAGAAAGACTTACAGAATAATAATCAAGCTGTTTAAGATTTTCTAAAAGCTTACTACCCTTCATAGCTTTACCAGTACGTTCAATAGCTTCTATTAAGTTAGGTAGATTTGAGTATTTAGTATAACTAAGTCCTTGCGTTAAGTCTAATCTATGATTACTAGCTATTCTTCTAGCAATTTGTATATAATAATTTTTAACTGGTGTTCCTTCGTTATCTTTATCCCAATATTGTAAAAATTCTTCTGATACTTTTTGCATAGTAGAAAGAGATGCTTTGTCATTTAACATTTCTTGAAAAGCTTTCCATCTTCGTAAAGCAGGTGAACTATGTTTGCTTGTTGGATTAAACATAGTAAAATAACTTAAATCAAAAGTTATTGGTTCATCAAAACCTTGAGGTTGAAAAGTAATATCTTCTCCAAGTTTCATAGCACCATTAGGGCGTTTAAATAAACCTTTAGATTTAGGCCTATGATATTCAAAGTAATCGTTAAATACTTTGGTTAGACTTTCTCTTGGAGCAAGTAATCCTTTTTGAGTAGACGCATCTGCGTATAAATTATTTCCTACTATAATTATTTTCTTTAATTGTTTATAGTCTTGACTTTTTAACTTTAAATAAGCACCCTCTCCTAAGGATACTTTTCCATTAGACTTACTAGCAATATCCATTAATAATTGTATGTTTACACCACCATTAATAAACTGACCCATAGCTTCTTTACTTTCTACAGCATTTTTACCTATTATAATTCTTTCTTCCGTACTAAATGCTCTATCAGGACTAGATTCATGTTCTGATGATTGAAAGTATCTATCACGTATACCTTCAGCACCGTCTTCGTCTTTAACACGCATTAGACTACCATCTTCTTTTTCGAGTTCTCTTTGTATTGAATCTTTACCAAATGCTTTTTTTATAACCCTTGGTAAATTTTGATATCCTTGAATTTTATCTCCATCTTTGTCCATCCCACCTTGCATCATATCATTATACTCGTTTGAATAGTATCCTATACTGCCACCATCTTTTACAAATCCATCAAATAATTGGACACGAACAGAACCGTTGGACGAACTAGGTGCACGAACATTTAAAAATGTTAATGCCGTTTTATAAGCCTCGTATTCAGGAGTATTTTTATTAAGAATTTTAAATTTTTCCCAAGCTTTAAAAAGAGTTATTTCTCCTACATCTTCAAAGTCTATAAATACAGGGTCTTTTTCAGCTCCATCACCTCGTCTAAATTTATTTGTTGCAATACCACCTTGTGCTCTAAGTTTTTCAGTATAAGGAAATGCTACAGCATCAAATCCATGTTCTACGTTAATTCTAGCTTCTCTTTGTGCTACATAGTTACCTAAAATTGAATCAAGATATTTTTTATTTCCTTCTTTAAGTAGATATGAAATTGCATAATTACTTCTAGCAGCTCCAAGAGCATATGCGTTACTAGCTTCTAACGCAGCAGAATCTTCGAGACTATATGATTCTTTTTTTGCAAAGTCTGAGTCTAAGCTTCTTTCTAATAGTTTTTGAGCTACCCACCTTCCAGAAGGGTTGTGAAGATTCTCATCTATTTCTTTTATTATTAAATCTGTATCTATTAAATCAAAATCTAATTTAAATCCTTTTTCTGATAAATTTTCTATAGTTTCGTTAAATGTTTTTTGTTCTTTTAAAGCTAGTTCAAATGCACTGTTATGTTCAGGATTTCCTCTAGCTGATTTTTCTCTTAATGAATCTACTGCATTAAAATATTCAGCATTAAATATAACTTCACCTTTAGAGTCTAATTCTAAAGCATTGTTTTTATCCCAAACTTGTTTATATGATTTTAAATTTCTAACATTATATTTTTCTTTTACATCTACATTGATATGAAATTCGCTAGGCTTTACTTCCATAATGTCTAGCTTATCTTTAAGGCTGTATAAATCTTTATCTTTATTGTATTCTAAGGTGTTTAATTTAACACGACCGCCTTCTTTTAATCCAGAGTCATACACCATCATATGTACGTCATTGTCCATCATAAGTTTATTAGATGCTTCACCAGCTCTAAATCCACCTACTTTAAACTTTACTATACCTTTATTTTGTTTTGCAGTAGCAAATACTACAGGTTTAATAAAACGCATAAATCCTTCCATACCCATTTCTTTTATCATAGCATCAAATACATCCTGTCTTATTCTTAATACTCCATCAAGACCAGATTTTTCACCAGCTTCTGCAGTTCTAGGAGGGTCAATTAATGCTATTGCTCTTAAACTTTCACCTTTTTTAAGAATACCAGCTTCTACAAATGATGCTTCACTCGTAGGTATTTCAATACCTTGAGCTAAGGGTTGATATTTATTTATTTTACCTGCACTAGTAACAAAATTGTTCTTAGGGTCTAGGTAAATATCTAAAGCTTCTTTAGATTTAATAACATCATTTATTTCAGTTTGTTTTAAAAGTCCGTTATCCATTAATTGGTAAATAATATTTGAAGCAACTTCTACTCCCTCTTCTCTATTTATTTTTTTAGATTTAGGTTGAACTTTTCTTATAGCAATATCTGCCATATTTAGAAAACCTGTCAAATTAAACCCTAAAGGAGTATCTACTAAAGAATTATCAAAAGGAACTCTGTGAAGAATTACTTGTCCAAAATCTTTATTAACACTATGAACATATAAGTTTTTTTGTGTCATTATTTCTTTATTAAACTTAACAGCATCTTGAACACTCCAGACCATTAGTGGCTTATCTAAAGAAATAAAATCTTTAGGAGATACACCTGCTTCTGATTCAGCTAATGTTAAAGGTAATTCTTGTACATTTTCTACATACTTTAAAACTTGACGAATTGGTTTACCGCCGTAGATTTGATTTTCTTTATTTGGTGATTCAGATGTTACAATTAAATGTCCATATGCATCTGTTTCTCTACCATCTGGTCCTATTCTTACTGTCTTACCATTTATATCTACCATAAGACTAGGACTTATTCTGTGCGTAAATTTCTTTTTAAAATATTGTGTTAATTTATTAGGGTCTAATTTTACATCTGGATATGCACGTTCTAAATCTTTCATAAAATTAGCTGGGTTACTTAAATTATTTAAAATAGAATCTTTTAATACTTTACCTAATGATTCAAAATCTAATTCAGGATATTTTTCTTGTATCTTATCGTAAATTTCCTTAGTTACTTTATCTTTTTTAACTTCTTGTCCTAAGTCTTCATTCTTCATATCTTTAACTACTTGAGAATATTCATCTAAACCTCTTTTAATAGCATTATCTATTTCTATTTCTATTTCTTCTTTGCTTTTATTATTTATATCTATTTCTAACTTAGCTTCTTCCGCTACTTCAAATTCTTTTAATTCAATTTTATATTGTTTTCGGCTACCTTTTATACTTCTTAATTTATTTAATTCTATATCTTGTTCATAAGTGGTTCCACCGTACGCTTCTTTTTTTAGTAATTTTTCCAATTTAACTTCTTCACTATCAGTTAAAGCTCTTACTTCTTTTGGAGGTTTAGATACTTCAATATCAGGTTTTTCTTGTGATTTAATTTCTTTTTCTAATGACTCCCTAACATTTTCTAGCCTTATATCAAAGTCTTCTTCTGGTAAATTATCAAACTTATGTTTCTCTTTTAATTTTTCAGATACTTCCTTGTGTTGTTCAGGAGTAATTTTTTTAGGATTAATAGGTTTTCCATCTTTATCTTTTGTATTTAGTACTTCTTCTACATATTCTACTCCCATAAAATCAAACATTTGTAACACATTATCGGCTTGCTCTACATTTAATATGTCAAAGTGTCTTTCAATATATTCTTTAGATTCTTTTGGTAAAGCTTTATACTCTTTTGTATTCTCCATTTTAGTTTTGGCTTCAGGTAAATTAGCTCTACCTGGTAATGGATTAGTTGACAAATACTCTGTAGCTTTAATTTCTGCTACAGACCTACCTGATGCACCAAAGAAAAATCCTAATGCATATTCATATATTTGTTCTGGTAGTGGTAAATCTTGAGCTGTAGCCATACCACCAGTATAAGCAGAGCCTAATACTCCCCTAGCAAATAAATTTACTGTAGATTCAACTTCCGTAGGTTTGATAACAAGCTTTCTTAGTGCATCTTCTCCAAGTTTTTTAGTGTTAGGATTAACCATCAACTTACCTATGTTGGTCATTTCTCCTATACCACCAAATACAGCTCCAGCCATAGCACCATGTAATGCACCTTCTACCATACCTCCTGGTCCTTCTTTTCTAGCACTAACACCTAATGCTATACCAAGATGTATTCCATCGTGAGCTATCTTTCTAAAGCGGTCATTACCAAGTAAACCTTTACTAAGAAATCCAGAAGATAACAACCCATTTGCATCTAATGATGCTTGTCCATTTTCTATTACCCAATCTGAAATACGCATTGGAACAGACCTTAAATGATATGTTTTTTGACCAGTTCTTTTATTTACAACTTCTTTTCTTAAATCAAAATTACCAATCTTTAACTTCTCAGCAATCTTCATAGTACTTTTTTGATATGCTCTTTGAGCATCTAATCCACCACGTCTAGCTTTGACACTACCTCTAACTAATTTAGAACTTGATTTAGCTCCTGTACGTAATGCCACTTTACCTATAGAAGCAGGAATAGAAGCACCCATAGAAAATACACCTGCTATTACATCTGGAGCCAACCCTACTAGGTGACCCATCTTACTAGCAATAGCTTCTGTTGATGTATCGGCTTCATCAGCCCAACCAAACGTAGTAAAGCCTTCAGCAAATCCAGATACAAACTGATTAAGAGTAGAGCCTAAAGTTGCTTCAGCTGCTTCCATATCACGATTAAATGGTATGTCAGATGCTTTCATAACCTTTTCAATATAATCTGTATCTTTACCTGTAAAAGACTCAGGGTTATTCTCATAGGCTAAATAAAGTCTATTTGCATAGTCTCTTTTATCTATAACTCCCTTAGTGACTAAGTCATTTAAATACTTAAGCTGTGTATTCATTATTTATTTCGAAGTTTCAGTTATAACGTCTAATGCGGTCGATATTTTGTAGTCTTCTTCTTCTCTTACTGGTATTGGTTTACTAAGAGTTTTAGAAGATAAAGGTACATCTACATTATAAATATCATCAAAATACAATATTGCATCACGTTGTATTTTATATCTATCAAATTGCTTTTTAGTACCATGTTTCTTTATGTAATATTCATCATCTGTACCTCTGATTTGTGCAACCATTGTATCTATTCTCTTTTTTTCTTCTATAGCTCCTGTTCTTCCAGCAGCTAATGCTGGTGCTATGTTAATTGCAGCTTGACTTAATTGTGATAATATATTAGACTGATTTGTATTGTATTCGTCTATCTTGCTACGACGAACGTTAGTAAATGTTAAATCTACACCTGTCGCAGCTTCTAACTCACCCGTAACTGCATTAACAGTACCTCCTGCGACTTCTAAACCTTGAGTTAATGCAACAATACCACTTACTGCTGATGTTGCACCTAAAGCTGTACCTATAATAGGTCTTCCAGCTTTAAATGCTGTTTTTGAACCTTCGTAAGATGCTTTAGATATACCCGCTGCTGTAATACCTGCTCCAGCTTGATAAAGCATATTTTGTCTATTATCTGGATGCCAAGGTGAAAATAATTGTTCTCCTGTAGTACCTTTATATTCAGTAAGGTGTTTCAAGGTTAATTTTCCTTCTACGTTTAAATCAAGTATTCTCGTAGTTTCTGCTCTTACTGACGCATCCAATGATTCATCTGCAGCCATACCTGTTAATTTATCTTGTTCTACTTTTGTTAATTTGGCGTTAAATATATCTCCTCGTTGTTCAATTATAGCTATCTTCATAGAATTTTCTGCATTAAATTTCATCTTTTGTTTTTCGAATGTTCTTTCTTCCTCTCTCATCTTTACTTGGTCTGGGTCTGTAGCTCTCCATTTTTCCAAAGCTTTTGAATTAGACAAATTACTAGCTGCTGCTTCTGCTGCTAAAGTTTGTTCATTATCAAACCGTAAATCAACCATACTTTTTTCAAAAGCCATTTTTTGTAATACTTCTTTAGCTTCTCTTTGTGGTTCATTGTATTTTCTCATTGCTCCTAATAAATTACCTAAATTCTCTACTACTTGATTGTTAGCCATTATTGTAACCTCCGTTCATGCTATCTAATAAAGTTTGACCTATACTAGATTTTATATTTTTATCTGCTGCATATCTATCTATGTCAAATCCAGCTGCAGCTATACCTCTTTTATCAGATGCAAACTGTCTTTGTTTTAATATAGATGCATAATTCATTTTTTCGTTAAACTCATTAAATTGATTACCTAAGTTTGTATTATACGTATCTTGCATTTGTTGTCCTGCACCAGATTGAATACCAGTTAAACCATATTGCTGATTTATGTTTTGCAATTCTTGTCTTCCTGTATTGACCATTGTATTCATTCCCGCTACTCTTTGGTTTTGTTCATAGATAACGTCAGCACCATACTCAGATTGTAAAGCTGTATAATCTGTTGCTAATCTATCGCCTGAGCCTTGTATAACTCCTTTTGCTAAATTTCTTTTTTCATTTTCTTTACTCCTACCCCTGGCACTAGACCACATCCCCGCTATCGCAGATACACCTTGTACTGCTGCCCATATCATTATTCACCTTCCTTTTTATGTGGAGTAAACACTTGACCTAAATCAGTTAAAGTATTTACCATATCCCATTCTAATGCTACTTTAGCAGAAACATCTTTATATGCTGACTGTTGAATAAATTCTCTCTCTAGTCTATCTTGATTTTCCTTAGTTACTCTTGTAGCATCACTTATTGCTTTATCTACTCTGTTATTTTTATTCATTTCTCCCCCCATTTGTTCATAATATTTGCTATATCCATCATCTATATTATTTATATCTTCATATTTTAAATTATTTGCAAATCCCATTACGTCTCCACCTTGTAAAGATTTCATAGCATCTGGAAATTTTTCTTCCCAGTTAACGCCTAATTGAAAATTAACTGCTGTTAACCTGTCTATCATTCCATCTACACCTTTATTAGTAGGTAATTGTGCTTTAGCTGCTTCATGAGCTATGCCTAAATCATTGTCAAGTCTACTATTTACCCATTCATCAGAAAGAGATATTGGTGTTCCATTTTTATCAATACCTACTTCTCTAGGTCCATAAATAGTTTCTACAGTTGTATAACCTACTACTCCCAAACTATCTAATTCATCTTGTTTCATTAGATGTCCAACACCACCTGTAGGCTTACGTTCTGTGTCAAGATAGACCATGTCTATACGACCTTCTTCTTCTTCAATTAGTTTTTTTAATTCCTCCCAAGGATTCATTACTTAGTCCTCTCTGCTCTAATTTGTTTTAAATATTCCCTACCTTGTTCTCGGGCAGAAGAACCATCTGTACCATAAACGTCAACTTGAAAAGGACTATTTTGTAAGTTACCGTCGGCGTCTATATAAGTATTTGTTATTGAACTTTCAATATCTTTCATAATGTTTTCATAAAATTTGTTATTGTTTTCAACCGCTGTTTCAGCTGAAAATGTATCTAAGAATGAAATCAAATTCTTATTTTGTCCTTTTTTTTGTTCAGCTTGATACTTAGGGTCATATGTTCTTTCAGATTCTTTCCTTTTAATTCTTTGTTCTTTAAATCCTTGAACACCCACTCTAACTTCTTCTACAACAGCAGCAGCTTGTACTCCAGCTGTGATATCCTCTATAAAACCCCCTACTTGACTAGGTTCTTCAACATCTATCTGAGCTAATGCAGACGATGCTATACTTTTAGTTAAATCTTCTCTTCTCATATATTCTCCTATCCTGTACTTACAGTTATTTGTAAACCTGTATTACTTGTATTGTTGTTAGTAAAAGTAACTGTTCTTGATTCTGCACTCAGATTAGCTCCTTTTAAATTTGTATATTTAAATCTTACATAATAAGTTGTAGCATTACTTATAGTTTTTTCTACTCCATACGATGCACTTGTACTAGGCTCTGCTGAAGCACTTACAGCTACTGCTAGTGAACCAGAAGATGGTTGTTGACAAGCAATAACCGTATCTCCATTACCAGCTGATAATGTAATTGTTTTACCTGTACTAAAATCTGAACTAGATAAAGGTGGATTTCCTATTATACTAATACTAAAATCTGCTGGAACATTTGACCATGCAGTACTTGCTGTATTTGTTGTTGCATTTACTTCCGATGAATAAGCTCCTGTAAATGTATCATTTTTAGCTAAAACTTTATACACGTAATTTATACCAGCATTCAAAGAAGTGTTTTGATATGTTGTAGTAGTATTACTATTTGCTAAATTACCCTTAGCACTTGGAGCTATAGTTGCAATAGTTGAAAAATTACCTGAACCAGTTTTACGTTGAATAACAAAGTTTCTTGCTACTCTAGTATCTCCAGTTATTGATAAATCTATTCGTCCATCATTTACAACATTTAAAGATACTGATGGTGCTGCTGGTGTACAATTTATACTATTAGATAATACTCCATTAGTTGCAACTTGAAATATTCTATCTACACTACTTCCGTTAAGAGAAAAAAAGTTATTTCCCGTTGCTGATGCATCAAATGCTTCTCCGTTAAATGGAGTCGTACCATTAGAATTGTCATATAATATAGCACCATCAACGAACGTGTTGTCGTTAATATGTTTAGCTATAACATCTACTGCTCCCGTAACATTGGAAGGTTCAACAAATTCCGCACATTCTAAAAGCTGTCCATCAGTCCATCCAGTATCAGCTCCTGATTGTGGATTTATTTTATTAATATTGTGTGACGTGTATAAAGCATTAGTTGTAATGCTTACAGGAGATGCAGTAGTAGCACTTCCATTAGTTGCTGTTAACATATAATACCAAGTGGCTGCTGTTGTTAAACTTGTGTCAGTAAAGCTCGTACCAGATTCTGTTAATAACGTAGAACCATTTTCTACATATGCAGAACTTCCTGCTGCGGCTCTTTTTAAAGTGAATGAAGTTGCATCTCCTACATCATACGTTAAAATTACATGGGTATTACCACTTAATTCTGCAGATATAGATAGAATAGGTCCTTGTCCAGGTTCAGCTGATGTAGTAGCAGTGCTACTGCTTACAATACCAGTTTGTTGTGTACTTTGAGACATATCTACGTTAAACCATTCTTTTTGACCTTTAACATACAATCCCTTAGTATCTCCTTCGTTTACAATTTTAATCTCACCTTCACTACCTTGGTTATTTTGAGGTTTACCTTGAACCTCTTTACCTGGTACTGCGTATTGTTGCTGTGATTCACGCATTCTATTAATTGCTTGTAACAAAGTTGCTTTACTCATCGTCTTACCATATCTCTAAATACTATTTGTATATCATTAACTTCAAATCCAGTGTCTATTGCACTAGTACCATGTGCTGCTATTTGTAATTGAAAACTTTTTATTCCTTTAAATCCTGCAGGCATAGTAATTTTGTGTGTTTGCATATATGAATGCACAGGTAATACACCCAAATCTGTTACAGTACCTCCATCAGCTTTAGCCCTTAATTGTATTCTACTAGTGTTTGGTTGTACATAGTTTATGTAAATAGTATTTATGTTTTTCTTTATGTCGGGATTATTGAATGTCATATCTTTTGTTTCTAATAATACCATATTGTCAGTAGGTGTTATTGCACTAGAAGTATCACTCCATTTTTTTAATGTGTTATCGCTACCACCATAATCTATATAAACCATATCTCCTGAATTGTCTGTAATAACATTAGACATCTTAGTAGCACTAAATGATTTATCGCTAAAAGACCAAGATTGTGCTTTTAAATCAAACTGTAACATAGTATTGTTATTGGAGTTAAATATAAATATAGTTTTTTTATCTGCAGAATAAGAAATAGTAGCATCATCATGGTAGTAATTATTACGCCAATCGTCTAATTTAGGTTGCCCAGTTTCACTTAATATAATATCTACAACAGCTTGACCGTCATATAAAAAAGCACTTACTTTATTAAACCAAGCTATAAATCCATCACCTTTTATTACGTGATAATCTTTTTCACACCCTCTAAATTTATAGGTACCTTCTAAAAATTCTATATTCCTTGAAATATTTATTATATATAACGTGTTTTTCTTAAATTCTAATAATTGATTATTTAATGTTTCTAGTTTTACAATTTCATCACCATCGTTTATCTCTACATCTATGAAAGAATTTTCAGGAAATGTATCAAATTCATTAGGATTAGATTTTAGTACAGTATCACTTTTAATTATTTGTTCTTTATCAGTATAGTACGCTACATTACCTATATAAGCTCTTCTATTAGCTATAGCAGACGTTTTAAAGCCTGAGCCTTGTCTACCTACCACTGAAGGCTTAAAGTTTAAATATGGCTCATCTTGAGACAAATTAGATATAGGGTCACCATATACAGCTGAAGCGTTAGATGATGATACTGCAGGATGTACGTAGTATTTATTAGTAGAATTAATTAAACCAAATGCGTTGTAGTTATCTTCTCCACCATATCGTATCCCCTTAGTAAAATCTATATCCATAAATAAATACTTTTGACCAAAACTACTTCTAGACCAAGCACTTCCTTCGCTTAATGCCCAATATACTTTTATTCCAGATTGTCTAGAATTTTTAGGTAATCTACCTGCAATCATAGCAAACATAGTACGTTTATAATTAGCTGCTAAAAAAGCACCACCTGTTGGTTGTAATATGTCTCCTATATATACTGGGAAAGATTCTTGACTATCGTATATATTAGAAGCAAATAAACTATACTTAATACCTGATTTTACACTATATACTGGTATGTAACTTGTTTTGCTTTGATAGTCTAAGTTAGCAGCAGTGCTATTCTCATTATCAAACCAAGCATATAAAGATAAAGGTCCATGACCGATATTAAAATCATTACTATTAGGTTTGTTTACTAGTAAAGTATTTATTGTTGCATGAGTATTTAAACTTCCAGTTATCTGTTGGTGAGTAGTATTAGATAAAACAAGACTTTTGTTCAATACTATTTCAGAAGCTGTTAAATCTATTTTAGTTGTATCGTTAAAGTCTTCAGGGTCGTATCCATAAGGGTCAGACAATATTGTTTTTAATGGTGCTATGTAAGAATCTTCATTTCTAAAAGCAGTATAAGTTTTTGCAATTTCTTGCACAGAGTCAGTTACTCCATCTCCTACTGTTATTCCTGTTACAACACCTAAGTTATACATTTTATCTATATACCCATACCATTGAGGATTATTACTAGTACTAAAATTTGTACCAGATAGTCTAACTTCACCATCTATAACATAGTTATTAATTGGAGATTCTGCTGTACCGTAAGTAATAACGCCAAGATGTTCTTCAGTTTGATTATCTATTTTTAATAAATCTATATTCTTATTATGAACGTCATTAACTAAATAAAGTTCCGTAGAAGTTAAAGCTTCATTTGTGTCTTCGGGGTCTCTATCTAATGTTATATAAGATAAACCATTCCCTTGATTAAACTTACTGGTATGAGCTTCAGTATAAGCAGGTCCAGACGCAGTAGTACCAAATAGTCTAACTTTCCCTGGTGTTTCGTTGTCTAAACAATTTAGTGTTGTAAATTCAGAATCTTTTAAATCACGAGGATTAGTTTTGTTATTTAATCCACCACTAAAGTTATTTACGTTTATTGCTTTTTTTGGCATTCTTTTTTCTCTTTTTCTTTTTGTTATATAGTCTTCTACTACTATTAGTAGATACGCCTGTAGACTTTCCCCCGATAGAGTTACTTGTTACCGTCAATTATTTCACCCCATACGCTTGTTTTACCATCTTTAATCTCTACTGTTTCTACTTTAAACTCACCATTGTCAAACC